AAGATTGGAACTCCCGGTGTTACTGTCGATGACGGTGTTCTTGGTAGGGGATTCAGTGGTGCAAATTATGAAACACTGACTAGAGTAGTTGGTGCAACCATCGATGTTCCAACAACCGATGCCATAAGAGATCAATACACAGCATTGCTTATTCCTTGTGACGGGTTCAGTGGAAGTGATTATGTTGTAGAGCAAGGAAATCATAGAGTCAATGCAGTTATCAATGGATGGGATAAGGAAAGAAAACTTCTCTATGTTGACAATATTGGATTGACCGGAAGTTTGATATCAGACACAGAACCGTATTTCAGTGTAAGTTATGGATGGATCTTTGGATTCCGTGGAAACCAGAAGACAGTTAGAGATCTTCTAAGATACTCTGATGTTCTTGGTGGTTCTGGTAGCACACTCGATAACAGCGGAAGTCTTGCAACTTGGTCATTGACCGCTGCAAATGCAATCATTGGAACAACCAGTGCAAAGGAAGTTGCAAAGACATATGCAGAATCGGCATTGTCTGTAGATAGAACTAGATCTTTGACTGGTTCTGTTTCGTCCCCCAACAATCTACCAACTCTATTTGCTCCCGGTATATCTGTTGGCGTTCCTAATGATCAGGGAGGAAACGGATACTTTGAAGAAGTTTCTGTAACACCCACTACTAGATTTGTGAACTACCTAACATCTATGGTAACTGGAAACTCCGGTGCTTCCTATTATCCGGTTCCAAGTTCATTTGGAACAGAGTATAGAATTTCATTTGATCAGGTTCAGGATCTTCATGTCGATGTGACAAACTACAGTACACTAGCAGAAGGTGCGAAAGATACTGCCGTATCAGAAATTGAAGGTAAGACCATTCTAAGAGAGATCAGAACCAAAGAAACACAAGGTATAGCAGAAACCAACCTAACAGTATTCAGTACAGCATTGGTAAACAGCACATTGAATACCACTGAAGTTACTGAAGTTGGTGATGGCGATCTTGGTCTTGGATAATGAAATTCATACATCATCCAGATGGAAAAATAATCATCGACGGAAGATTGTTTACTCTCGACGAATTCCGATTGGTTGCTCCTTTCTACAAGTTACCTAAGAACGCACAATCCAGAGTATACGAAAATAATGTAAAACACTATATTGTGTGTGGGAAATCTAGGAAGATGCTTCCACTAGTTGATAAGGAACTAGATTCCTACATATCAAAGGTTCCAGAGTTGCTATATCTGCTAAGTCAATACGACCAGCAGATGTTGTCTCTTTTTATAAATGAACAAAAGAAGAACATACATAACTCTGTATAGTAACGGAGAAAGTAATGGCAACACCATCGTCGAGGGAAGAACTTAAGCAGTATGCATTAAGACAATTGGGAAGTCCCGTCATTCAGATCAATGTCGAGGACTCTCAGTTGGAAGATCGCATCGATGATGCTATCCAATTCTTTGCTGAATATCACTTCGATGGAGTTGAGCGAAGATACTACAGATATCAAATCACGCAAGAGGACATGGACAGAGCAGCAGCAGATCCACTGAACGGTGGATACATTCCTCTCGATGGAGTAGATCCAAACATCATCAGTGTCATTAGATTGTTCCAGTTCTCCGAATCAACATTGAACATGTTTGATGTTCGATATCAGATGGCACTCAACGACTTCTATGGTATTCGAACTGGTCTTGGAACACTTTCAAATTATGATATGACAAAGCGACATCTATCTATGATCCAGCAGATGCTAGATCCAGAAAAGATGATTCGTTTCTCTAGAGTAACTAACAAACTATACATCGATATGAACTGGGCAGAAGATGTAACTGTTAATTCATATCTTGTGTTCGAATGCTATGCAACAATCGATCCAACGCAAAATACAGAAATCTACAATGATCGTCTGTTGAAGAAATATCTGACAGCACTGTTCAAGAAACAGTGGGGGCAGAACCTTTCTAAGTTTGATAGCATCCAACTTCCCGGTGGAGTCTCATTCAATGGATCGCAAATCTATGATCAAGCAACTCAAGAAATTGAGAAGATTGAAGAAGATATGCAGTTGAAATACGAACTCCCGATTGACTTCATGACGGGATGATAACTCATGTCAAAGAACTCATTCTTCAAACATAACAAAAGTGAACAATCTCTCATCGATGATCTAACGATTGAAACGATCAAGATTCACGGTGAGGAAATGGTTTACATTCCTCGGACTTATGTTGAGATCGATGACTTGTTTGGAGAAGATATTCTTTCATCCTTCAATGAAGGAAACATCATTGAGATGTATATCGACAAAGTTGATGGTTTCGGTGGAGAAGGTGATTTTGTTGCTAGATTCGGATTAGAGATTCGTGACACAGTTGATCTTGTGGTTTCAAAGACACGATTCGCCGAAGTCATGAGTCATGATCCAGAGATCACCCGACCAAGAGAGGGTGATCTTATTTACTTTCCACTGAGCAAGGGACTGTTCGAGATTAAGTTCGTTGAGCATGAAAACCCATTCTATCAGTTGGGAAGTCTGTACACATACAAACTCTCATGTCAACTATTCAAGTACAGTCACGAAGATATCAACACCGGGTTCTCGGAAGTTGATGACCTTGAAGATACCAAGAGTCCACATACAACTCAACTTGTTCTTGGAACACAGTATTCATCTACTATAAACTTCTATGAAGGTGAAACTGTATTCCAGATTGACGGTGTAACTGGTGGAGAATCTGCGGATGCAGACTCTACTGCCATTGTATACAAGTGGGATCTTGCAACCAAGACACTTACAGTTTACGGTATCATGGGATCAATCTCCGCTGGTGCTACAGCAGATAGCATCAAGGGTGTGGACTCCGGTGCTGAATACGAAATCGAAAGTGAAAGTATAACTACTGATATCATCCCGATGCATGATGAGGATACTGATCAGGGAGACAACGAAGATATTGAAAGAGAATCTGAAATGGAAGATATCTTCGATTTCAGTGATACAGATCCTTTCAGTGAAGGACCATTCTAACCTATGTTTAGTCAATACTACAACAAGTCTATTCGAAAGATGGTGTTGGCGTTCGGTTCGCTGTTCAACGACATCATCATTCAAAGAGAGAACTCCAACGAAACTATTCGTGTTCCGTTGTCATATGGTCCCAAAGAGAAGTTCATTCGTAGAATTGAAGAATCAAGTTCGATTGATGATGAAACAAAGGTACAGATTACACTCCCCTATATGGGGTTTGAGATTACCGGGTACAACTACGATAGCACCAGAAAAAGAAACACACTCCACAAGAGATTTAAGTTCTCAGAGGACAACCCCGGTGCGGTTCAACAAACCTATGCAGAGATTCCTTATGACATTGAATTCTCTTTGTATGTGTTCTCACGAAATATGGAAGATGGATTGCAGATCATCGAGCAGATCATGCCATTCTTCACTCCACAATTCAATGTTACATTGAACTTCAACGAAATTGCAAGGGGTGTCGATGTACCCATTATTCTTAACTCGGTCGCAAACGAAGAAGATTATCAGGGAGACTACGAAACAAGAAGAAGTCTAATTTGGACTCTAACCTTCACAGCAAAGACTTATATTTACGGTCCAATCAAAGATGCAGACATCATTCGTCAGGTTCAGGTAAAGATCTTCAATCTAGAATCTCTACTTTATGGCGGATCATCGGGACCGGTTGGATCGTATGATCTTATTTCTGGTCAAGACGGAATCAGTGGATCTACTGGTGCATTTGTTAGAATTGACGCCGGCGTTTCCGGTGCATCTACAGATGGATCCACATACGATACCGTGGTTGATATCTATGTAAGAGGCAACGAACTTGCTGCTGGACTTTCTGCTGGTGGTGGGTGTGGACCAAACGAAGTTGGTCCGTGGTTTATTGATGTATTCGGTGTAACAGGTGATTATTACTCATGAGAAGTACAATGACTGACAAGAAGAAGTCCAAGAAAAAGAAGGATACCATTGCGGAAGCACTGGATATCATCGCTCCGGT